CATCTACAATGGTAGCAACTACGGCACTTAATGCTCTTAAGAATGCTGCTGAGCCACTCATCAAAGAAGCAACGAAAAAGAAGTTCAAGGTCAAGATCAAACAAGTCAAACCTGTCCTACATTATGTGCTGGCAGAAGGAGGACACATTGATATCTTTGAATATTCTGCTGAAGGTACAAGACTTGTAGAGCAAGTTGATAATGTAGAGCAGTATATTCGAGATCAAGTTGAGATCAATTCTCTCTATGAGATTGATAACAAGATCATTATTGATGATGTGATCTCAAGTAAATTTACAAAAGAAGGGCAAGCAAGGTTCAAGCCCTTGTTTGCCCCCGCTAAAAAGATTGCTAAGAAATTGTCTGCTAAGTTTTCAATTTAGAATGCTTTTCTAATCTCTTTACGAATTTCTTGTACGGTGTCAAAGCTTTCTCCAGCAACAACAATGAAGGCACGATTTTCACGACACCATACAGAGGCATGATTTTGACCGATAATGCCAAACTGAGCGTTTTCATCACTTGGAGACATACCACGAGCACCGAGTTCAAAGAACTTGGCACGGGCAGCATTACGGCAGGCAATGTTATTAGCAACAGCAACCTCAGTGTATGTCAGCGAGGGAGGAATACCTTCACTTGTAAGTCCACCTACAAATCCAGTCATAACAGCAGGAACTGGTTTGGGCGATGTAACTTCTTCAGCAAGAATAGGAGCACACAGAGGAGTGGTAGGAATAGTCACAGCAGCTGCAAGAAGAATGTTATTCAACATAATAAATTACCTCAATACTTGGTGTTAAAATAGTGCATTACCTGAACGCAATGAAGATAATTTTTCCAATCATCATCGTTACTCGTTGTAGGATTTTGAGTTCCAGTGAGTTCCGCACAAACAGCAGATGCACTGAAAGTTACAGTGTCGTCATAGGGAGCTGCTAGTGCGGGAGTAGAAACTAAAGCAACTGCACCAGCAGCAAGAATGCTTTTAATCATTTTCATATTTAAATGTCACTTACATAATACAACTAAAAAACTTCGTTGTCAATCCCAGTCAAATCTAGAAATAATCCAAGAAATTAGTATTGCTGGTAGTTGAATGAGGGTATAGTAAATCATTGCCATAAAGATATTGTCCTCTTCATCTTTACGCTTTTTTTTCGTTGGCGCTTCAGTCATAAGATTACTCCACTAGGGTTCCATTTCTTCTTCTAATTTCTCTGAGTGGTTCCCAGTCTTTATCTTTTTTTCCACCATCATAAGGAAGTGCATATCCTTCGGTAATCATTCTATTGTTTAATGATTCATCTTCACCGTTAATGTAAAGTTTTCCAATAATTCTTCCATACTTTTCAGTAGAGTCAGGAAGTTCTGTGCGAATGATAATGTCATACGCATCATGAAGTTTATGCTTTAGCCAATTCTTAGCATCTAATCCAAGTTCTTTTTCTTTGAGATCTCTCGTGCGACTCTCCGGGGTATCGATACCAGCAAGACGAATTCTCTTGGTAAGGGAGATATCAAAACCAAGATCAATATCAGCATCAATAGTGTCGCCATCTACAACTCTACCTACTGATTTAATTCTATAGATGTAAGGATCTTTATCTGACATTAGAAAGGAAACTTAATACTCCCAGTATTTAGTTTGGGGATAGGTAGTTTCTCAAATGCTTTGGTGACTTGCTTCTCTACAACAGCACCAACAAATGCTTCTGGATTATCTAGAATCTTTTGTGCTTTCTGATAGGTGATATATGCTCCAACACCAATCGCAGCACTAATGCTTAGGCTCGTGATTGATAGGATCAGACTCAGGTGTTTCATCTTTCATTTCCTCGTATGCTAGATGAAGTATATAGTAAATCGTCCATGCGGTAAAAATTAATCCACAGGATAAAATAATAAATACTCCCCAAGGAAATTGATCCATTATCTTCCCTCTTGTTTATGAATAAAATCTTTCAAATCTCTTAGATATTGTCTTAATATATTTGCTTGTTCTTGATGCCAAAAATCACCCGTCTCAAAATAGAGACGGGTGTGATTATCTATTGCCTTCAGGATTTGATGTATCGGAGCATTCCAGCACTCCCTCTTGGGAGTATTCCATTCTCTTGGCATTTGTATTCGACCGTATAAAGTTGGTCTTGGTATATTAGATCAGCTTGACATAAACTAGGACCAATCATTACATTACCAGCAATCAAAACATCAAGTAGGATCACTTTTTCTTTCCTCCATTTTTTGCCTTTTTGGCAGTAGCGTTTCCTTGGTTCTGCTTGGATTGTTTACCTCCAGCAGAACCTTTCTTGCCCTTGTTAGGTGACTTAGACATTATACACCACCGGTGCGAGGTTGGACAAATCCTTCGCCTTCTTCATTTTCTACTTTGGTTTCAAGAGCTTCAACTCTTTCTTCAAGAGAAGTATCTCTTGTTGGAGCAGGTTCTTCCCAAACAGGTTCTGGGGCTGGAGGAGTATCAATTACCACTTCTCTTCTTGGTTCTTGACGCTCATCATGATCATCATCATCTCCACCCTTCTTCATGGTATTAATACCAAAGGTAGCAGCAGATGCTGTGAAGACGGTAGCAATGAAGGTGGGGTCCATCTTAGACAGAGCCCCAGCATAACTTGCTGTGAGAAGAGCAGCAGACCAACTCAAAATCAAAATACGAATCAATGTTCCCATACGATTTTCCTTTTTCTTGTCCATCGATCCAAGTGATGTTTTCTTTGATATTTAGTAAAATTAGAATCTAAATTTGACTTTTGCAGACACTGTTGTGTTATTAATACCATCAGAAATTTGATGGAGTCCTTCAAGATAAAGTGTTTGATTATAATCAACAGCAGCAAGAACTTCTACATCAGCATTAGTATTAATAGATGCTTCTACACCAATACCAAATCTATCATTCTTCTTACCACCAAAACGGTGAGTAAGAGATAGTCCTGCTTCACCAACATTTTCAGTTTTACTAACTTCACCAACTTTTCTTGCTGACTGAATAGATCCACTCTCTGTGAATCCATCTCTACGATATCCACTTACAGTGTGACCCACAAATGGAGTGATGTTCTTATTAAGATGCCAGTATAATCTATTGTTTACCCACCACTCTTGTCCTTCTGTTGAACTCTCGTTCTTAAAGACACCAGCAACATTTCTAGAAACATGGTATTTGTTTTGAGCGAGTCCAGCATTAGTGCGGAGTGATAAGGTATTACCACGGAGCATACTGAATACTCCGTAATGAGTTGCTTTTAGTTTAGAAGTGCTATCTCTACCATCAAGATCAATACGAATATCATTATACTGAGCACCGATTGTCCAAGTTGGCTTAAGGTCAATTTCTAATCCACCACCAAATACTTTAGAGGTTGCGTAGTATCCATTATCAGCATGAGCCCATCCAAGGTAATTCTTAGAGAATACTCTAACACTCTCTTTAGTGTATGCTGGTGTATGATTAAGAACACCATGAAGTCCACCAGATACCTTATCTAGAACTTCATGCTGGTCTACACGACCATAGAGAGAATCATAATCATAGGAAATATTAACATCATTCCAGAACTCATAGGTTGTTGTTGGAGTCCCTTCTGTTACTGTTTCAGATCCCTCAGCAGTTGTTGTAGTTGTAACTGGTGTAGTAACAACTGTTTTTGTCATACCAGTTGTTGATGTTGTGGTATGTTTTCTAGCAATCTTCTGAACACCATCATTTTCAGATGCTTTGTGCTCTGTCAGAGTTACCTTAACAACAGGAAGCCCTGCTGTTGGTGCATCAGAAGTTACAACAGAAGGTCTTGTAACTGCTGTTGAATTAAGTGAAGTAGCGATCACAGAAGAACTTGTAGTTCCTGTTGATGAAGTTGAAGTTGAAGTTGGTGTTCCTTCTGATGTTGTTGTAGTTCCATCCGCATTTACAGTTGTTGTAACTGGCGTGGATGTGGTTGTTGTAGTTGTAACTGGTGTTGTATCAAGGATTGTATCAGTATAAGTTCTAACAACTGGATTTCCATCAGCATCAGTAGACTCAACAGTTCTAGTAACTGTTCTGGTTGCTGTTGTGTTTGCAGTAGAATCAGAAGAAGTTACAACAGTTCCAGTTACTGCGGTTGATCCAAGAGTGGTTCCAGTTACTGCTGATGTTGATGTTGGGGTTCCGTTGGAAGTTGTAGTTGAACCGTCAGAATATGTTGTGGTTGTAACAGGTGTGGTGGTTGTAGTTAAGACAGTATCTGTATAAGTTTTAACAACTGGATTTCCATCAGCATCAGTTGAGGTTTCTGTTCTAGTAACAGTTGATGTAGAAGTTGTAACTGAATCGGTTGTTGAAGTACCAGTTACTGTTGGCGCAGATGTTGTAGGAGCGGAAGCAGAACCCACATCAGTAACACTAAATGATGATGAAGTTGCTCCACCAGCACCACCAGCAACAGCACCTGCGGCAGCATCATAAGAAGAAGGTCCAAAGATATAAGCATATTGGATATTTACAATATCTCCAGTATTAATACCAGAGAACATAAATGCCATACCGATGGTGTAGTCTCCATCACCATCATTGACCCCATTGTAATAATCAATTGGGTCAGTTGTCCATCCAGCACTGATACCAGTATTGGAGTTTGTTGCGGCAGTGAATAAACCTAACGCATACTTAGATGCGAGTGCTTCTGAAAGAACAATGTTGGTCTCAGGAACACCACCAGCATATCCTCTAACGTTCAGTGTTCTAGAACTATCTCCTGTAGCTGCTCTCGCATCAGGGTCAGTGAAACGTCCAAAGTATAATGTTGGGACATTAATCAGGAACTCTAAACGAGTATTGATATCAACGAACTGTTGATTATCATTAAAACGATAATCGTGCTCAATATTAAACTCGGTGACTGAACCAGACCATACGGCACGATTATCAAATGTTAAACCACGATAAGAAACACCAGAGTAATCTACCAGTGTTCCTGTGATGGCAGGTGAAGTAACATTAGTATTGTTGTTTGTATAGTTAAACAATACTGTGGTTCCATCAGAATCAATACCCTTTACAGTCCATCCTTCAAATGGAGTTCCAGGTGTTAGATAATCGTATGATGGATTAAATGTTGCAGTTCCTGTTGAGTCGTAAAGAATACCAGGAGAAGTGTTACCACCAGAACCAATAGTTCCAGCATCGTTGGTTCCAATCTTAACGTAGTTTCCTTCTAAGGTAAGGGGTGCTGCTACGGCACTACTTCCCATAAGCAATGCTGAGGCGGCAGCAAGCGCCTTCTGTGTATAAGACATAAAAATCCTCTGTACTTTGTTGACTAAACAAAACAAACCGAAGTATGAAAAGTAAAGTATTCGCAAAGTCCAGAGGACTTTATTTTATGTTAACCCAGACCAGTTAAGATCAAAGATCAGTATCTATTGTGTATTTATTTTAACCCTTTTTCCAAGCCTCACCTTCTGCTTTTCTTCTACGTGCTAATCCTGCTTCTACATTTGAACCAGGATTTCTGTAGAGATAAAGAGCATCAGGAACCAGATTCCATTCTCTATTTTTTAATCTCTTGGTAATAGTATTAAAATTATCGCCACCGTAGAAACCAGCGCCAAGATTATACGCAAAACTGAGAAGAGCACCTCGTTGTCCATCATTCATTTCGTTCCAATGGGGAATCTTTTGGAGTGCTGGCAGGAACTGACTCTTACACTGACTAATCAGCAAATCATCTGCTTCTGCTTGAGTAATCTTATCACCAAGTTTGAATGGCGATCCATCCTTCTTACGGGTAGAACCCCAACCAATAGTGATTGGAAGATTACCAGTCAAAGGATCTGGATAAGCTGATAAATGGCATCCCTCAAATTCTTTGATTAATTTGATTCCCATCATGGGAACTTCACCAGCAGCGGCAGCAGGGGCACCACTGCCGCTAGTTACTTTCCCAGTGGCTTACCGCAGTGTGGACAAGCATCACCAGCAGCGGCAACAGGGGCAGAACCACCTTTCTTGCCTCTATAAAGTTCTGCCCAATCTACATTATCCTCAAGGAACTTGACTGGGAGATTATCTTCTAACCACTGTACTGCTTTGACGTGGTTGGGGTTTTTTTCGTCGTAATAATTAAAGAAGTTATGTAAATCAATTCTTGCCATCGTGTCCTCCTATATTTGGAAAGTATATGTTGAAAAGTTCTGACGCTTCTTTGTGTTTGCCTTGGTTCGTGAGTTTCTTCACTTCTTCCAGAATTTTCTTTTTAAACTCAGGCGAAGATCCTTCCCCACCCATCGTTACCTCCTGGACACCAACGGTGCTTAAGAACTGCTTTAGTATAAATGGTCTTCTTACCATTAGTCACTGGACCAGAATAATTATCGTTCAGAGAACCATATGGATCATTTACATAGTATCCTTTACCATCTGGCGTTTTACCAATCACTACACACATGTGACCGCCAGTAGGATTAGTTAAAGAACCACGGTGAAGAATGCCAATAACAACTGGTTTGCCTCTATCAAGGCTCTTGTCAATATCAGCAAACGATAAGTTGTAACTGAAGTGTGACTTTACACCGTATGCTTCCAGAACTTTTGTCTGAACTGCGTGGTCGGTTGTGTCACCAATTTCAAATACTTTTTTGACATATTCATCGTCGCCCTTGATGCTTCCTGGCTTGAGGAACGCAAGACACATAGCGCACGATGAAGAGTTACAAGTTCTATGCGCGTCTCTATAGTTATCTACTTGATTAAAGTATGGAACCGCAAGAACTTCTGGAGTTGGTGGTTTAGTTCTGAAAATACCTACCCACTCAGTTTCAGAGTCATCCATAAACTCTGCTGGGAGATTATCCTCCAACCACTGAACCGCTGCTACGTGATTTGGGTTTTTATCATCATAAAATTTAAAAAAGTTATGAAGATCTAGAGTCATTGGATATTACTTAAAACACTAACATATTTATAAAAAAAGCGCCTTTCTGAGGCGCTTTTAGTATTTTTAGACAGGTACGGTTTCCCTCACAGTTGACTTCACATACTCTAAAACATTTTCAGGCGTCGATACTTCGTAGGGGTCGGTGTCTGCGTTGTCACGTAGACCTTCCTCAACGAATAATTTTTCGATGACTCCGTTGTCCACGACAGCAGCATAACGCCAAGAACGCTCACCGAAGCCAAGGTTAGACTTGCGGACAAGGTATCCCATAGAGCGGGTGAAGTAAGCATTTCCATCGGGTACTAGTTGGACTTTTTCGATTCCCTGGTCTTTTGCCCAGGCATTCATAACAAAGCCGTCATTAACAGCCAGGCAGTAAATAGCGTCGATGCCAAGAGCAGCAAATTCATCGTACTTCTCCTCGAATCCAGGAAGTTGATAGGCAGAGCAAGTAGGAGTGAATGCTCCAGGCAGTGAGAAAATAACTACACGTTT